CTCGATGGCTTTCCATGCCAGCCATTCGGCGCAGGATCGTGTCTTGCCAGCGCCTCGACCTGCCAGATAAAGCCAGGTCGTCCAGTCTCCGTTCGGTTCAAGTTGTTCCTTGCGCGCGGCAGTGATCCATTCGAGCCGGGTCGCTGCGAGGTAGTCAAAGTCGCTTGGCGTCGAGGGCTGCGGCGAGGGCATCTCTGATCCTTTGCTCCCGGTCAGGGTCGGCTTCGTAAACGACGATTTCCTCTTGGATTCGAGTTGGAGCGTTCAGGCCGAGTAGTCGAGCGCGAGCTTGCTGTGCTTTGAGGATTCCGTTCACGGCGTCCATGCGTGCGCCTTCGTCAATCACCGACTGGCCCTGATCGTCCTTGACGATGCGACCCGACGCCGACACTTTGACTGGCGGGTTCTGGATAACGCTTTGCAAGTACCGTTCGGCGTTGTCCAACTTTTCTAGTTCGATTTTCCTAACTGCCTCAGCACCCTCAGTTGGGACTTCAGCAACGGCTCTGGCAACCATCTTGTGTGCCGCGCCAACCGACACGCCAAAACGGTCGGCGATCATTTGGTAGGTGTAACCCAGTGAGCGTAGGTCCGCAGCTCGACGGTCGTCTGCGATCTGTTCGGGCGTGCGAACAAACTTGCCGGTTGCTGCGTGTTGCACTGGTTTTTCCACGGCCATAGGGTTTTCCACGGTATCAGTCTACGAACGAAACTTCCTCGCCTGTGGATTCCAGTATGGGCACGATGCCGGTGACACCCTCAAAGCGGTTGCAGATGACGTCGCAGTATGAAGGGTCTAGTTCCACCAGTCTTGCTTGTCGGTTGAGCTGCTCGGCCGCCATGAGGGTAGAGCCGGAGCCTCCGAATGGGTCGAGGACGATGTCTCTAGGTTTGCTGGAGTTCTGCATCAGCCTTGCGATGAGGCGCACTGGCTTCATCGTTGAATGCTCGCCGTTGCGGTTGGGCCGATCCTCCCTGATGACCGTTGATAACAGTTTGATTTGATTAAAGATATCAACTAGTTCGTCTTTGGTCATGCCTTCTGGATTCAGGTCGTCATCGATCACGGTGCTTTTGTTGAATTGTCCATACCAGCGATGAGCTGCGCCTTCCTTCCACCCATAAAGGATTGCCTCATGTTGCCAGTTGTAGTCCTGCCGTCCCGGCACAATTTTTTGCTTGACCCAGACGAGCACCTGCTTGAGTAGCAATCCTGAGTTTGACAAAGTCTCACGGAATTGTTGGCTTGCGGTGTCATTGTGAAACACATAAATCGGAGCACCTGGCTTCATGGCGGCTTCCATCTGCCTGAACGATGCTGCTAGGAAGTCATGGAAATTTTTGTTGCTCATGTTGTCGTTCTGAATTGTCAGTTTGTCGTCAGTGCGACCTTGATACGCAACGTTGTATGGCGGATCGGTGATGATCAAATCCACTGGCTCATTTATCAGTAAGTCTCGGTAGGTTTCGTGCGTGGTCGAGTCTCCGCAGATGAGCTTGTGCCGACCAAGAATCCAAATGTCGCCCGGCTTGGTGATTTTGGGAAGGTTTTGGATTGGCTCAATTTCTTTGATGTCTTCGATGATGGTCTCTGGCTCAAATTCGACCAGCAGCTCGTCAAGGTCGTCGCCGGTGAAGCCGGTGCCTCCCAGTCCAAATTCGGAACCGATCAGACTTTCGAGCAGATCGGCGAGGATGGATTTGTCATTAGTTGCCAAGTCGCCGGTCTGATTGTCGGCGAGCATGATGCGCAAAGCTTGGTCGTCGTCTACGTCGAGGATTACTGCCTCTATCTCGTCCAGTCCGAGGATTCGAGCAGCCTGCGCCGTGTGGTTTCCCTTGATGATGTGCATTGTCGAGGCTTGAACGACGATTGGCACGTACTGACCATGCGCTTCGAGTGACTGCACGATGGCTCCGACATCACCCTGTCGAGGGTTGTGCGGATGCTGTTTGGTGTCTGAGAGTTTGATTCTTTTGATATCTAGCCGGTCAACTTTTTTCATCGAGGCTCCCTTCGCCGACGTTTGCGAGCATGACTGAGTACGCATGACCAAGATGTTTCATCGCTTCGGCTAGTTCGTTGAACGTGCGAAAGCAGGAATCGTGCATGGATTCATTCGTGAGAGCGAGGGTCGCATTGAGCGCCTGGAGTGATGTGTTGTAGGCGTCGAGGATGATTTCGGCGGTCGTCATCGCTGCGATTTTCTCGACTGGCGTGCGTGGCGGCATCATAAGTGATCCTCTAGACAGTCTCGATTGTGGCAGGCCTTTCGAGCCTTCTTCGCTTTGGCGAGTATCTCGGGGACGAACTGCCAGTTCGAGAGCGTGTAGCCGTGACGCTTGGCGAACGCTGGATGGACTGTGATCCACTGATGGCAGGAACGGCAGAGCGAGCAGAAGAGTTCAGGTTCAATCCATGAGGTCGATCGCTGAGAGCGGTTGATGATTTCGTGAACGTCTGTCGCTCGGCCTCCGCACCCTTGAAACTTGGCTTCGCAGTTCGGGAACTTTTCAAGCTGCTCGATGCGCAGTTCCACGCGCTGCCATAACTGGCTCTGGCGTTTCTTGCTCACCTGCCTCATGCGAAGGTCATCCGACAATCAGTGCAAGAGACGTGACCGTAGGAGTCGGCTTCGATCAGGTCATGCGAACACGGTCTCGATCTAATGAGACCACATGGCACGCAGCGCACTTTGTCGTTCGGCGCGTCCTTGTGGTGTGTCGTGGTCTTGCATCGCTGGCAATAGAAGGTCTCACCCATGCCATCGAGTCTAGGTTATGGATGCAACGCAGCGTGATTATCTGAGAATGTCAAGAATGTCGTCCCAGTCTTTCGGACGCCAGATGTAGGCTTCGACGCCTGCGCTGATGAGGTCGTCGATCCACGCTGCCTGGTCAGTCGAGAGTCGCCCAGTCGATGACTTCAACTCGGCGAAGACCATGCGTGGCGGCCTGCCTCGATTGTTCCAGTCGGGTCGGACGAGAACGAGGTCGGGGAAGCCTTTGCCATCGGCTGCGACTGGCGTGCGCCATTGGCCTCGGGAGTTCTGCGCAGGACGAAAGTGAGCGACCCGATAGCCCATGAGATGCGCAGCGTCGATGATCTGGGCTTGGAACTCTGCTTCGGTGATCTTGTCGGCCATGTGCCGAGGCTAGTCAATCGTCGAGGTCGTCAAGGGTTGCCTCTATTTCGAAGTCGTCGATGTCTTCCTGCCAAAGAACGCAGGCGATGAGGATGTGGGATGCGTAGTCGAGGAAGGCGTCCATGACGGATTCGTTCGCCAATTCGCCGCGCATTGCGTAGGTGATGAGTCGGCGACGCTTGTCGTCGGCTCGAATGAGAGCGCCGATCCATGCCGGAGTCCCCCAGTCCGGCGAGGTGCGGTAGTTCGCCAGTGGATCGTCTGCATAGCCAACATCTTCGAGGTCACGGATTCCGTAGTCGGCTGATTTGGTGCTGTGAATCTCTGCCAGTTGAAAGAGCAGGTCGAAGTACGCTGGGCTGCCGGATGAGGTGTCGGTCTCCATGTTCCGCACGTTAGTCCGTCCACGCTTGATTCTTCAGAACGGCGTCACGCAGCTCGGCGGCGAGGTCGGGATTTCCAGTCCGTAAATACATTTCAGCAATCGAGGCGATTTCGCAGAGAGCCGCATATTCGGCGCGCGGGATCGTGATCGTCTCGACCTGCTCTGGAATGGTTACTGAATCAAACTCACTCATGTCGTTTCCTTTGGCGTTGCCTGAAATTGGCTTTTGCGTGTTAGGTGTTTTGACGTTTTTACCTTTAAGACCGATAATGAACGAGAAAAGTCAAAATGTAAAGACATTTGGTCCGATGGAGTGGGCTAGGAGTGGGGTGAACTCATGATCTGACTGCTTCCGGCGTCAGACCTGTTATGGGGTAGTCGCTCACTCTGTCTCCTTTAGTGCTGCACGTCGAGCCAGTTTCGCCCGGTAACGCGCACGCTCTTCAAGGTAACGCTTCTTTCCGGCTTTCATTGCGTACTTACTGCCGGGAGTCCGCTTGCTCATTCCGACCACATCTCTTCGTTGAAGAGGTCACGATCAGGAGTGTTCCTGGCGCCGAAAAGTTGTTCCCATGAGTCGATCAGAATGTTGATTTGACGCTTGCGATAGGCCAGCGCGGTTTCGTACACCTCGATGCGCTTTAGAAGCGAGGCGATGACTGGGGCCGATGATGAGTCGTAGTCGCCGTGTTCGTAGGCCTGCGTGATTTGTTCGATGCTGTGGGTCGAAGCAATGCCGCCTTTGTGGTGTCGTTCTGACATGATTCCGAGTCTACCTTTCCATAATGTCTCGACGCAGAAGGTCGAGCTGTTCGATAAGTGCGACGGTGCCTTCGTCCGCCTGAGGGGACGAGCCGACATACTCGGCCAGTCGATCTGCTGCCTGTTGCAAGATGTAACGAGTGCCTGCGATTGAGCGTTCACCACGTATCTGGATAAACCGTTTCGTCGTCCACAATGGCTTTGAGTAGCCGCTCAGGTCTTCTCTCATGCTGCCTGCCTCCATTTCTTGACCGTTCGGCGTGAAATGGTGCGTGTGATCCTGTCCACGTTGATTCGTTTCTGGATGGCGTTGCGGAGCTCAGCGCCGCGCAGGTCATCTCGAACGGCTGTGATAATCGCCGGCTTTCCTTCGCCGCTATAAACGTCGATCGAAAGGACTTTCAGGATTTCTCCCTCAAACTCGACGTAATCGTTGACAGTTGGCTTCATGGGTTGTCTCCTTCCTCTATTGGCCAGCACAAGTCGCAGAGTGTGAAGTCTTCGTCTGGGCCGAGCACTTCGTCGCATTCGTGGCATCGGCGTGTGCGGATTCGTGAGTGCTTCCACACATCCTCCATCCTTGCGCTCTTGTTGCCGATCTTGCTGAACCAGTCTTCAATGGTCATGCTGCTCTCCAAATCATCTTGGGGTTTCCGTGACACTCGACCCGACTCGATTTCCGGTAGCGGCCAGTCGCCACGATAAGTCCGTTCTTCCTCGCCTCTCGGATGAGTGCGCCCAATGCGCGAGGTTCGTGCGGAGCCTCGACGCCTTCGAGCTGGAGCCACACATCGTCGGTCGTGAACTCGCCCAGTGCCGCAGCGCGCTTGATGGCTTGACGTGCTTGCTTTTTCCACTCAGGGTCTGCGTGTTCGTCGGCTCGCTCAATTGCTTCGGCGGTAGTTATCTCGACAGTGTCTGCGAGCATTTTCGTGTTTTCCCAAAGAATGTCGAAGAGTGAAGTCATCATGTCGCTCATGCCACGCCCCTCTCGACGCCATGAACTCGGTCCATGATCTTGGCGGCCTCGATCGAGTTCAATAACTGGATGGCGAGATAAAGTGCATCGTCAAGATTGAGTCCTTCGAGTTGCCAGTCCGGGCCGTTCTGAATCGGCTCTACGTCACTAACAATGAAGACCATCGGGCCTGTTTCTTTGCTGAATGTTGCTTCCGTGTCGATCATCGGATCGTTCCCTTCTTTTGCTTGGTTGCCTTGCTTGCCTCGAATGTGCGCCACGCTTTGCGACCGCTTGAGCCGCCCACGACCGTGACTTCCGCAGGACGCTCTACATCCTCGAACTCGTCGATCCACATGACGACGAACTTTGCGCCCGACTCGCCTTTGATCTTGACGATGTCGCCTTTAGCCAGTGCAACGTGCTGCTCAACTCGCTTCTTGTTACTCATCGGGGTCTCCTTCCCGGTTGGCGTTGTTGCCATGTCTTAGTTCTAGTTGCGTTGTCTAGAGATGTCAATAGTTTTGATGACATTTCTTGAAAGTGCCGGTATTTTGTGGCTTTTCACCATGCTGCGCAGCCGTTCTGGTCAGGAATCGAAGAGCCAGTGGCCTCGATGAGACGGTCGGCGACTGCGATCTGTGCGACTGGCGACACGTCTGAGCCGCCGCCGAACGCGTACCAGTTCGTCGCGTTGATGCCGAGGCTGTCCGGGTAGGCCGGGCCTGAGTAGCCGATCCATCCACCCTCTTCGCAGTTTGCGACGCGAGTCCAGGCTGCGTAGTCGGCAGGTAGGGTCGAAACGGTCGATGTCGTCACTGGCATCACGAAGACGACGACCGGGAAGTTCGAGCTGCTGCGGTGATAACGATGTTTCGCCGCTGCTGCTGGGTTGCTGGCGATCAGTGAGACGCCAAGCGATAGAAGGAATAAGGCTGTGATGATGGAGGCGCGAACGCGCATGTGGACTCCTTTGCTCGGGGAGGACGGCGCCCTTCATGCCGGTGTTTCGTGGTTGGACTCTCTCGACACTTTCGTCGTGCGCTCGCGGCGCTGGAGAGTTGGCAGGCGTTTAGTCGTCCGGTTGCTCAGTCGTCCAATGCAGGCTCCTTTCGTGCCGGGATGTCCACGCTAGGACACTCCCCCGGCCATCGCCAGTCCCATACCTCGACACGACTTGCAGCGCGTGAGTGTCGCCACGCCTAATTCTATGTCAGGCCGCTCGAATCCTGTGCCGTCACACGCCTCGCAAGTTTGCCCTGAGAGGTCGCTATTTTGCGTTCTGACGGCCTTTAGGGTCGAGAAGGCGGCATAGTGCTTGGATACGGCAGAAGGCGAAATAGCCATCTCCGGCCATTTCTTGCGATAGGCCTTCGCTGCGGCTCGAATCGAGTCCTCAGTGGCGCCGACCGCGCGCAGTTCTTTGACTGCTCGATTGAGCGGTCCTCTTGCTGACGCCGTCAGGCGTTTAGCGTTGAGACCGCAAACCTCGATGAGTGCGTCGAAGATTTCGTCGCGAGAAAGTTCTGTTTCTTTCTGTTCTATATATAGGTCTTGATTCCAGACTTTGGACGACGTCGTCCGAACTTTGGACGACCCTAGACCTGATGTCGTCCGAACTTTGGACGACATCGGACACGGTCTTGCCTCTTCGACCTCGATAAACTCGAAGCGGTAGCGAGTCCGGCGACCGGGCTGGGCGGCCTCGATAACTGTCAGGAATCCGGCTCGGACAAGTTCTGAGTAAGCCGAGTGAATCGAGGATCGGCTGAACGGCCATTCGGCCATGAGGTGATCGTCTGCGACCCAGAGCTCGTAGCCATGCTGAGCGTTTGCGATGTCCGCCAGTGCGTAATGAACCCAGAAGGTTGAGTTCCTGTACGGGCTGAACTGCTTCACGTAGGCGCGTGCTTCGTCACTCACGATGCGGCTCGCAATGCACACTCGTCGCATTCGAGCTCAGAGCCGTACGCCTCGACGTGCGCCTGGACTCGATGGTCACTTACGTCGATCCACTCCTGAGGGTCACGAACTCTTGGCCCATGACGGTCGCAGAGAATGATCCCGGTCTCAGGGTGTTCCCATAGTTTTTTCATCTTGTCTTCCCGGTAATAGTGCTAGATGTGCGTTGCGAATAGAGACCTTCGCGATCCCTTCCCGACTTCTGATTCTTCTACGCTCCGACACGGTCATGCCAGCCCAAAAGCCCCATGACTCGTATTTGAGCGCATACTCGCCACAATCGGCAAGAACCGGGCAGGTGCGACAGATGTTGCGCAGGCGCTCTATCTCGTCGGGATAGTCCGCAGCGTCGAGGTAAAACGCCGCCGTGTCTTCTCCCTTGCACGCAGCCCGGTCTTGCCAACGTAGCGGCAGCATCACTTCTTCTTCGCTCGACGCTTGGCTCGATTCGGCCCAGTCGTGATCTGTGGTGCGTACTGGTCGATGACGAGCAGATAGAGAATGCCGAAGACCTCAGCTTCAGTGAGTTTCGAGCGATCTTTTGGAACTCGCCCAATGGTCTCTTTCCACCATTCGTCAGGAAAGGGTGCTTCCTCGACCGTCTGGCGCGTCGCTTTCAATACGTGCGCAAGGTTGCCCTTTACCATTCTGACTTCCTCCTGTAGATGAATTGACCGATGAGTAGGCCGATGAAGGCGCAGATGATCCCGGCCAGATACCATCCGCCGGCGAGGTTCCTCGATTCAGGTGTCAATGCCATCCCAACAAAAATCACGATCATGCCGACGACCGCGCCGAGGATGCTCCAACGGTCTCGATAGTTGCGAGCGTCCATTAGAACGGCTCGTCGCTAAACTTGGCAACTGCGTTCTCTTTCATGCGCTCTGGCGTGTAGGCGTCCTTGTGCAGGTGCGGTGGCTTCCGGCTTGATGAGATGCCAGTCTTGACGACCGATCCCCAGCGCAGAGAGAAGCCGAGGTCGTTTGCGATGAATGGCAGGCTGACGCCGATGGTGCCGTCCTTCTTCTCGTAGGTGCGAGGTTCCTCGACGTAGCCCTGGGCAATGATTTCGTCACCCTTGCTCAGTGACTCGGCTGCATACTCGGCCAGTTGCCCAAAGCACTTGACTTCCATCCACACGGTCTCTTCCTTCCAGTCGTTGCCGTCCTTCTTGCGACGACTGACTGCCGTGTTCAGTGACGCCACTGCAACGCCGTTTGGACTGAATCGCAGGTCGACATCTCGACCGAGGCGTCCGGTGATGGTGTAGGTGTTTGCGCTCATGTTGTCTCCTTTTGGATTGATTTGACATTTGGTTGTGTTTATTGGTTCAGCGACGGTCTTGCCATCGCAGAGTGTTCCGAGTTGACGCATGTCTCGAAAGTGTTGCCATGAGGGTTGGCCTGACGGCCCCATTCTCGATGATGGATCATTTCTGATAGCTCCTTCGCCGCAGTGGACGCACGTTGACCGAAGGTTCGGTGCGCGCAGTCCCCTCATGCGTTCTCCTTGCGCAGGGTTTCCTCGATAAGTTCTTCGAGCTCGTAGACAGTGATGTCTTTGCGGCCATTCCATGCGGCCTGCGCTGCGTTTTTGTCGCCTCCGAGTGCTTCAAGTAGTTGACGCTTGGCGTTCGCTACGGTCAGCACTGGCGCTGCGTCTGGCACGATTTCTGCGTCTGGGTCGCCATCGGTTCCGCAGAGGAACGTCTGGAAGCAGAAGTACTTGAACGCCATGCTGAGCGCCTTACTGATCGCCTTGTCGCCAGAGTCGGCTGCCTGACCTGCCATCGTTGCGATGACGCAGGAGCCATCCTCGGCAATGAGGCTGTAGGCGACGAGCACGTCTGCGACGTTCATCATTGCGCCGGACTTGGTCGAGTAGGTCGACTTCTCAACGCTCACGACTTCCGGCACGATGGCGACGCCATGCTTGATGAGTGCCTTGCGTACTGAATGAACGGTGTCGTCGATCGAGCGGAACGCGAAGTTCTGCTGACCGTTGTAGCCGTTCTTCCCGACTGGCTCAGTGTCACGAATGACCTCGGCCAGTTTGCTGTAGATAATGCCTTCGCTCATTTGGGAGTCTCCTATCCCTAGTTGGTTTTCTTGATGATGTTGTGTTGAGTGATCCAGCGCCAGACTGTTCGCTGCTCAACGCTGAATCCCATATTGTTGAGTCGCTTGGCGATGGTCGGTGTGCCAACGCCGTGAACTGAATACCATTCGGTGAGTAGGTCTTTGAGTCCGCCGTCCAGTTCTTTGTCGATGTGATCCCAGAGGGTTACTGCCATTCTGTCTCCTTTCTTGTCAGTGTGTCTAGGTTAGTCGCCGGTTGTATCGTCCGTCGAATCTCCGCCAACTTCGCAGCGAGGTAGTCGAGGTCTTCCTGATCGAGGTCGAAGACGCTCATGTTGTTTCCTTTATGTTTGTTTCCCTGTCTTATTTCTAGTTGCGTTGTCTAGAGATGTCAAGACATTTGGCAACATTTCTAGCCACCCCGTCAAACGCCGATTATTTATAGGATTCTAAACCTATGACAACTGCGATTCTGACTCTGACCTTGCCCTGCGGATGCCGCCGAGACCTTTATCGTGGAGATGTAGTCGGTATTCCGTTTCAAAAACTTCCATCTGAGGTAGCCGATTTCATCTCCCACCTAGAGGCAAGAGGTTGTCGATGCCCGGCAGTCGCAAAGTAACGCCAGCACACGATCAGAAGATCACCATCCAACTGATCGAGCACGTGCCGCCACACGGTCTTCGAGGCGCTGCGTTTCGTCGCGCTAAAAAACGCATGAAGGAACTTGGCTTGGTGAAGTGCGGAGTGCCTGGCTGCTCGACCGGCCTGCCTGTCGAGTATCACCATTCCTACGTCGAGCACGCATGGCAGGAAGGTGTCAGCCTTCGCAAGTTGAACGATATGTACGGACTGCACCTGAGCGATGAAGAGTTCGAAGAATGGGTGCAGGGGCCGGGGAATCTTGAACCGCTTTGCGTCGAGCATCACCGAGGATCAACTGGCGTTCACGTCCTGCCCGATCCGTTCTGGAATCTGATCCGTGTCTGGCGTGACGACTTGAAGCCACCTGCGGAGGCGTTATGAGCTACGCACCCGGAGACGTGATCTTTGCTCATGGTCGAGGCTTTCTCTCGCGCGCGATCCAGATCGCCGAGAAGGTTCGTTTGAAGTCAGGTAAACATCCAAATCACGCGGCGATCATTGTCGACGTGGACAAACTTGGACAAGTGAGGATCGTTCAGGCCACCTCAAAAGGCGTGACTTCGTCGTGGTACTCATCACCAAAAGACCTTGCTCCCGGTGGCAGTGTCGTCGTCGTGCCTCGGCCCTGCCCGGACTGGCTCGCTGCGGTCGACTTTGCTAACGAGCAGGTCGGGATGAAGTATGGCTACCTGACGATCTTCTCGATAGCGGTCAGCATCATCGCTCCCTGGTTCCTCACGATTCGCCGACCGGGGACGTGGATTTGCTCGGCGCTGGTCGCCCAGTCATTGCTCGCCGGCGGACGCATGGATACGTGGCCCGATGTGTATCAAGTCACGCCCGCGCAACTCTATGAAGCAATGATCCGATCTGATAACTAGATGATGGCGAGGTCGCTCCACCCTCGCTCGCCACAACCTGTCCCAGCGAGGAAGGTCAGAACGCCCGATGGCGACGAGGCGCCTTCCTGAGCCGTCCACCAATACGAGCCGCCGTCCATAGCCGGACATTGGAACCAGACTCGACCCGATCCCTCGCTAAGAGCAAAATGATGTTTGTGACCGACGCAAAGGACGTCAGCCTTGCCGATGGGCTGCTTGCCGTGACTCTGCTTCATCCACCACGTCGTCGGCCCACCCTGCCTGATCTGGTGGCCGTGAGCGAAGCCGATGAGAACGCCGCATACGTCGAGCGTCATCGTGAGGTCTTCTGCGATGGCTCCAAGAGGCACGCTGACGTTCGCATAACGCTCGGAGTTGTGTTCGAGGATTTCTGCCACCTGGTCGAAGACTGCGAGGTCGTCATTGTCAGTCCATGTGGTGTACGCCTTGCCGGACGAGTTCCGGTTCTCGCCGTGATTGCCCGGCACTGCGCCGAGCACAACTCGCAGGCCGATCTTGACCATGCGCTCGACGAGGTCGAGGATCAGTCGCCGCACTACTCGCATCTGCTCTCGACGGTCAAGGTCAGTCTGGAACGCCTGCATCGCATAGTGGCCTGAGCATTGCTCGACGAGATCACCAAGACCTACGAGATAAACGACTTCGACGCCTGCCTTCTTGTGCTTCTTGGCTTTGGCCTCAATCCGATCGAACGCTTCGAGTAGGCGCTTTATGAACGCTGGCGTGCCGCCACCCTCACCCTTGCCGACCTGCCAATCAGAAAGCAAAACAACAAAGGCGCGGTCGCCGCCCTGAGCGGTCTTCACGCTCAGAGGTCGGCGCCGCTTGATTTCGTCGATGAGAGATTCTACGTCTGCTCGATCCTCAAAAGTGGATGATGGCTCGAGCCTCGCTCGGTAATACTTCAGCCGACGTCCGTCGTGGGTGTCCCATGCGCGCACCTGCACCGAGCCGGGAACGATGCGCACTGATCGAGTGACGCCCCAGTCGGCGACGAGCTCAGACCACAATGCGTCATCTGGTTCATCCTCTAGCGGCCCCGATGAGACCTCACCTTTCGAGCCGTCCCAGACAATGCCGGGTTCCCAGCCTTTTGGATGCGTTGTCGGTGGCCCAGCCTTCCGGTCTCGCAGACTCACAACACGATCCCATACGTCACGTCAGGCTCGCTGCACTGGCAACGGCCTCGCGCATGTTTCACGATCGTCGAGTCAGTCACGGCGTTCTTGGGGTTGTCGTCCTTGATTGCCTGAGCGATCGCTGAGATAGAGACGTTTGTCGATAGCCACTCGACGATCGTGTCTCTATCCTCATCGTCAAAAGAGGCGACGATGACTGCGAACTTGCAGGTCTTCGGCGCACGTTGCTTCATTGCTTCTCTGAGTGCCACTGGATGTCTCCTTCGTGTCTGCCTCCGCCACGAATGATTCTAATTCAGGACTCCATGACTAGCGTGTGATACTGCTAGTTTGCGATTGAGACGCCCATCGGGGTTACGTATAACTGATTCTCTGCGCGGGTTGTGACAACTCCATTCCCGACCCAGACGTAGTTCCACACGCCAGAAAGTCCGGTCGTGTCGATGTCGATGTGGTAGGTGCCAGTGCTGTCACGGACAATGGTGCCGAACGATGCAGGCGTGCCGTAGGTCGCGGACTGAACCGCTCCGCTCTCGACTTGGAAAGCGAAGATAACGGTCGTCGGGTCGGCAACCGTTCCGCCTATTTCAGTGAACGGCGTCGAGGTGTAGAGGCGAAGCAAGGTGCCTTCGATGATGTTGTACGAGGTCATATCAGTGGTTCTCCATTCCCTGAAACGGTAGCCCAGACGCCACGCCCGGCGACGGTGGCGGTCGTGTGGTCGGCTCCGACTGTGGCGGTCTCGAATGATCCTGCGACGGTGCCGGGAATGGCAAGCGAAAGGAAGATCATGTTGCGACCGATGATCGAGATTTCAGGAGGCGTCCCGGTCGCTGCGGTGACTGGCAGAACTGGCATCAGCCGACGTTGAAAATGTTGACGTTGACGCTCGGACTGAGAGGTCGAGTCGGGCTTGATCCGGCTGCGGTGGCAAGGAGTTCCATGTAGGTGTTCTGGCTCCACCAATAGAACTGGATGTAATCGCCAGCGTTGAATGTTGCCGTGTCCGCCACGTTTGCGAGCACTTGATTGTTCACGCCCGAGGTCGTAAAGGTGTACGCCGATGCGGTGGCTGGCGATCCGCCGTTGATTGTGTACCACGCCGTCACTGCGTAGTTCGAGCCTCCACCTACCGTGATGAACTGGCCAAGCATGTTCAGGTAATACGTGCCAGCGTTGGCGAAGGTGATCTGAGAACCGGAGACGACGGAGATTCCCTGCGCAACGTCTGTCGAGTTCAAGGTGACGAGGTTGGCAGTCGTGGCTCCGCCGTTCGTTTGCGTCTGCGTTGAGTAGAACGAGCCGTAGTAGAGCTGCGCTGCGGCAGCGATGGCGATCGCCTGCGTCCAGTAATTTGTACCGTTGTAAGTGACGAGGCAATTGTAGACATTGTTCTTCGGAACGGTCAGGACTGCTTGACCGGGATTGCCGTTCGATCCGCTCACGCCAATAGCGTCTGGCGATCCTGAGGGTGCAGCGGTGCCAGCCGCAGGAACGGCGCTTGAGCCGAAGCGTGAGATGTCATAAGCGTCGACTGTGGCGCTGTTGACGTAGCCATTATTCGAGGCGATGTCGACTATCAGGGTATAACTCACTTCTGGCCTTCCAGATTCGCTAGACGCTTTTCGGTATAGGACGGGTCTACTTGAAGGCTTGCGGCCCTCTCCAGCGATTCTAGGCGCTTCTGAAGCGACTCTAGGAGGTCGTCACGCTGGTCATCCTCGGCAACCTCATCCTCATCCTCGATGTCGTGTGCCATCTTGCTCGAAACTGCGGTCACGATGACTGCGACGATGATAATTGGGATAGTGCCAATCCAGCCTCGCCAGCCGTACTTCGTGACGAGGCTGACGCCTGAGAAGGACAGAATCACGAAACTCATAAGGTCGAAGATGCCGTTCATGGCACCGGCCTCCCACGACCTGCCGATGTTGACGAATCGTGTGTAGTAGGTGTTCACGAAGTCCTGAACGCCCATAGCGAGGCAACCGATGGCGGAATAGCCGATGATCGGCCCCCACGTGCTCATGACTTTTCCTCGATGTGCTGGTGGAGTTCGTGCAGCTCGGCGACCATGCGATGTATCTCTTCGCTGATTTCGAGGTGATGCTTCGCCACGTCCGAGCGGATGCGGTCGGCTCGCTTGTCCGAGATGAGAAGCATGGCCGCCTGGAGTCCTGCGAGGCAGGAGAGGATCAGGTTCAGTCGGAAGTATGGCGAAGGGTCTGCGCCGAAGCCGCCAGTAAAGAGCCACGCTATAAGCGCAGTGATGAAGAGGATGATGAACGTCCACGATCCCATGCCGAGGCGCATACCGTCAGCGAGGCGCTCACCAATTGAAAGTTCACTGCCGCTACGGACGGTTGGGTGAAAGTCCCAGCGTTTGCGTTCTGGTGTTTGTTTACTCATCATTGTTGTCCTGACAGAAACACCACGCGCAGGGTGGATTGTTGCAGAGGTATTCCTCCTCTGGGGCCTGGGGAGCCTCGATGATGGTCATGACACTCGGGAAACTGACTCGCGTCCTTCATGGAATGCTAAGTGACGCTCGATCTTTAGGCTGACGTGCTGAACATCCAACGCCACTCGATCTAACTCGCCGCCTTGACGGTTCAACTCAATCTCGATTCGAGCGACTGCGTCTGCCATCGACGAGCCGCTGTTCGGTGTCACGGCTGCTCGGACGACCCCGATGCGCTCTTCGACACTGTTGACCAACTGATGATGAGCCCATCGAATGACGGCAAGCAAGAAGCCGACACAAAAGCCGACCGAGCAGATGATCGAGAACCAAAGGTTCCATCCTGTAAGTCCGAGAGCCACCATGTCATTAGATTCCCAGTGCCGCCCATGTCTGCGGGCCGACGATGCCGTCGACGACGAGATGGTGTGCTGCTTGGAACTGGCGGACGTGAGCGTTCGTCTGTGGGCCGAAGACGCCGTCAGTGACGAGACCGCCGAGGTGCTGTTGGAGCAAGACGACCGCAGGCCCTGTAGCGCCTTGCGAGATGGTCGGCTCGACTGCGTGTGTGGGTGCCGGGGCAGGAGCGGTCTTGTTAAGCGCAGCCCACGTAAGCGGCCCGACTTCTCCATCGACTTCGAGACCGTGTGCTGCTTGGAATGCCTTCGCAGCTGCGATGGTCACTGGCCCAGCGACGCCGTCGGCGGTGACGCCTAACTTGGCTTGAATCTGAGCGACCGTGACGCCTGGCACTTGATCGAAGTTCGAGACTTCCGGTGCTGCGACGACTGGCGCCGTTTTTGGCTGTGGTGCCGAGGTGCCAACGAGGGTGGTGTCGAAGCGGAGGTAACGCTGCGGCTGACGACCGTCTTGGCTGACGTGGATGTAGGAAGGGTCGCCCTGCTCGCCCATGCTGACGGTGAGAGGGTCTGCGCCACCCTGAACGATGAGTGCCGTGTGTTCGCCAGTTCCCGGCCCATAGACGATCACGTCGCCGGGAATGACCTCGCTGAGAAGAATCTCGGTGCCGTGTGAGAGCAGCGTGCCGGTGTAGCCTTCGCCGTCGTAGCCCTGTCCGTTCGGGTCAGCAGCGCCAGCCCATGAGTAACAGTAGGTCACGAACGCTGAGCAGTCACAAACGCATGGCGTGACGCCGGGCTTGTGGACGCCTTCCATCCGGTCGCTGCCTTCGGAGTACGTAAAGCCTGCGTGATTTGCCACGCCCCATTCGGCCCACTGCACGATCTGATTACGAACGTCTGTCATGTTTGCTCCTAGTAACCGATGATGAGAACGTTGACGTGATACGTGGCGTTCGAGGCTGCCGATCCCGTGTTGCAGATGGTTCCAAAGACCTCGACCGTCGTCTTCGATGAACCGGCTGAGACTATTTCCCAAAGGATCGTCGCATAGTCGACGCCACTGACGAACGCAGCAATGACGCCGTTCGGGAATCCGCCGTTCGGAATCGTGATGTTTGCGCCGCCCGAGGTTGTCGTGACATTGACCGAAGCGACGTAGGCGTAGAACGGTGGCGTGCCATTCGTGTTGACGCTGTTGATTGTGCCAGTCGTAACCCATGTTCCGACAAAAGAGTTCAGCGCAGTCGCGGCTTGGTTCCAGTCAGCGAGCGGCAGGACATCGCCGGCAACGTGGTTGTTGATGTTGTTCCATGAAAGAGGCATTCGTTATCCCCCGAAGGTGTCCTGAGCGGTGCCGGTGCTGTAGTACACGGTATCGCCAGCCGAGAAGGTCACGTTGCCAGATGCGACGGTGCAGCCGGTGAGGGTTGCTGGACTGACGACTGGGTAGTTAGAAGATGGCCCGACTGCGAGACTCGACACGACTGAGGTGTTGAGCAGTTTGCAGCCGGTGATCGTCGAGCCTGAGACCGCAGCGTAGGAGCAGGCCGCCCACTGTCCGACGACAGGCTCGATCCAGAAAAGACCGCCGCCAGTAGGCAGGTTTGAGACTGATGCGAGAGTGAGCGTGACCGACGAACTCGTCGTCAGAGTGACCGTTGCGCCGTTTGCTGTCGTGCTGAGTTGTGTGCGTCCGGTGCAAGTGACTGCGTAGTTTGTGCCTGCGTGGTTCATGGTCACTGATGTCACGCCAGTAGGGAACGGACAAGACGTGGGGACGACGGTCTGAGCGCCTGTCGGCACTAGTCCACCCATCGCAGTCGGTGTGACGAGCTGCACTGGCACGCCTGTCGTCGAGACTGTCGCTGCCGTAGCGACTGCGCCTTGTGCGACTTGGAAGTTCGAGAAGCCGCCGAGAAAGATTGTCGTGTTGGCAGGGATCGTGACGTTCCCCGGTGATGGCGTGCCGCTCAAAGTGAACGTGGTGTAGACCGAGCCTGCCGAGACGCCTGAGTAGTTGACTGAGTAGGTGAGTCCGTTGACCTGCCAAAAAAGCGTCCCAGTTGACGCAGGCGATGAGGTCGAGGTAAGCACTGCGAGGCTGGCGCCGGATGTGTTCTGCGAGTATGGCGTCGACCAAGAGCCGACCGGGTAGCCACTGGCGGCAGAAAGAGCGAAGAACGATGAACTGTTCGGAGTCGATGATCCGTTGAGTTCGTATGGCGACATGATGAAGGTCGTCTGCCATGTGCCGGGGTCGGCCTTGTAGTCGTTAGCGATGGACTCGACGACCATCGGTGAGACGAAGTTCGTGCCGTAGCCGTCGTGGTTGAGAACGAGTTGATCCCAGAGATTCGTGCCGAACATGACCGGCTGGTTCGGTGTAGCGCCTGTCGAGTCGATGTAGGTGTTGTCGAAGATTATTTTTCTGCCGCGCATCTTCGGAGTTTGGTAACGGTTGACGATCATGGAGCCGAGCGAGGTCACGTCAGCCTGTCGAGTCGCCCAGTTTTGGCCGCGTGAGTAGGTGCGTGGGCCAAACTGCGCGGTCGATGCAGCGCCTTGATTCTGCACGTAGGTCGTCTGGCCCGAGGTCGAGGATGTGATCTGGGCGATGCTCCAGAGGTCGAGGTCGTCGATGACCGTCTCGACGCCGAGCATGTAGTGAGCCGTCCCGGTCGTGTTTGCGTCCGAAAGTTGAACGAGGTTGGCGGTGTGCTTCTGAGGGTAGAAACGGTTGCGGAATCGCAGCGTGCCGGATGGGTCTTGGTAGTAGAGACCGTCTTCCGTCTCGGTGTATTGGAATGAGTAATCGAGCAGGCTTGTCGTGAACGTCGTCGAGGGTTCGTTTGCGCAGGGAACTATGCCGGGATCGAGCGCAACTGGCGACGAGCTGAGAGTCGCTGTGCCGTCATAGGGCAGGAGTCCAGCGACGATTCCGGCCTCCATAAGTTTCATGCCTGGAGTCTTTGGCTGCACTGTCCAAATCGAGTCGCCGTAGGTGCTGTTCGTCGTGTAGGTGCTCACTGGCGAACTGATCCCGAGAGTCACGCCTGTCAAAGTGTTTCCGAGGATGCCGGTGTATTGGATCGGGTATTGGTTGAGACCTATGAACGCTTGGCCGCCGTAAGGGTTAAAGCCTTGCGTCGAGGCAACGCTGAGCGTCGTGGCGGTCTTGGTGATCGTGGCGCTTGCTGCGGTCGTCGTTGAGAAAGTCCAGGATGACATGTAGGTCGCTGTCATGTAGCGATACCACGCTAAAGAAGCGAAGAGTCCTGCCGGATAGAGGCTGTAGGGGTTCTGGTCTGCGGTCATAACGCAGTCAGCGATCGTGGCGACGCTGGTGAAGGCTGGCAGTGGAAGCGAAGTCGTGCCGATAAGGGTCGTGCCGTAGGCCGCCGATGGCGTGAATGAGTTGAAACTTGCCGCAGTGGTGAATGTGCCGAGGAAAATGCCGTCGACGTAAAACGTCAGGCTGAGGGTTTTTGCAGTCGTGCCGTTATACATGACCGAGAACGTGACGAGGTGCCAGTTTCCATCGTTGAGAGACGGCCCGATGCCAGTGACTGAGAAGGCTGGCAGGCTGTCCGTCGTGGCGCTTGCGCCGACCGTTCGGTTGATGATTCTTGCGTGTCCGTTCGGATCGACGCCGACCATGTATTGAGCAATGTTGCTGCCAGTGTTGTCGCTCGCTGGCAGAATAAAGCCAAGCAGCGTGTCGCCAGATGTGGCGTTTGTGACGCTTGCCGAGTTCCACGTCGAGGTCGCTTGCGGATTCTTCACCCATGCTTCGATGGTGTAGCCGTTCGCAGATGCAGTGACGCTTGGATAGTTCAGTGCGCTAATGGCAACCGATGGCGTCGAGGTTCCTGCCGAGAGCGAGAGTCCGCCTGCCGATGGATCGTAGGCCTGCACGCCTGCCTGTTGGAAGATGCTCGATGCGGAGGTAGTCGTGGCGGTGTAGAGCATCGCATAGTTCGTGCCGCCGACGATGTAGTCCGACCATCCGAGCGTCACTGTGCCTGCGGTCGTGTTGCAGTTGTTGAATGTGAAAGCGCCTGCGCTGCCAGTCCATGACTGATAGGTGACGTTATAGGTTGCGCCGCCTTCGTGGTTCAGTACGAACGTGCCGCCTGTTGCAGGTAAGGATTTCGGCAGGCTGGACGAGTTTGAGCCTATAACGTTGATGGTGGCGTTTGAGGTAGGTGACAAGGTGACGCCTGTTGAGGTGATGACCGCCGCCGATCCACTGTTCGTCAGTCGGTTCGATTCGTAGAAGAACGCCGGGTTGTCATTGCAGCGCCATACGTCAGGACTCCAGCCAAGACCTGCAGCTGCGTAGACGGCTGTTGGGTCGGTCAGGGCGTCGAGGTAGAGCGTGGCGTTCGAGAGGCGAGTCAGCGAGAGGCGCTTCATTACGTCCGTCGCCATGACGGTCACGTCTGTATTCACTTCGTCCGGGCTTGCCGGTTCCCATGAGTCGACGAAGCCGTACCAGATCGGATAAGAGACCGAGTTCCATGTAGCGACGATGCGAACTGGGACGCCAACCGTGAGGATGTTTTGAGGCACAAAGTTCGTCGTGCCGCTAGTCGTGAGGTTCGTGTAACTAAACGAGTTTGTGTTCCAGGGATACCAGCGACCGTCTCGGTTGTCGAGGCTGAGTTGCAGCGTTCCGGCCTCGACGCGATCGAGCTCATGCTGGCGACCCATCTTCGTCGTGAAGTCTCGGACGTAGGCGTTCGTCTCATACCAGTTCCACGTGACGATGCTGTCTGAGGTGCCGGGAGTAAACTGCCCTACGGTTGTGAGCAGAGCGTTGGCGAAGGTGTACGTGCCAAGCGACGCAGACTGGAAGTTCGTGTAGGCGATTGAGTAGTTCATGCCGCCATGCGTCAGAGTCACGGTGCCGGCGACTGAGACGAACGGCGAGTTGAGTGTGACGCTGCCGGGCTGGTTGACATTGAAGTTCGCAGAGATGCCACATATGTCGTTGTTCGAGGTCGTAAAGCCGGTCGTGACTGCCTTGACGCCGGTGAGGTTCGTGCCGGACGTGCCGGTGTAAGTGATCGAGTAGCGAGTGCCTGCATGAATAATCGAGGCAGAACCGCCGCTCACCGAGAAGCCCGATGCGCTGGTCACTGGCAAGGTCACGCCAGTAGATGTGTTGAGCGCTGTCGCTGCGGTGCAGGTCGTCGAAACAAGGATGCCCGATGAAGACGTGACGCTGAGTTGCGGCAGGGAGAACATTGCCGGGGCCGTCCCGGTCGTGGCGTCGAGGAAGGCGAACTGAACGGAAAGCGTAGGGAGAGAAGCCACGAACTACCCTCTAACCCAGACGCCCGCCGAGTTCCAGTGTCCGTTGAAGACTGGCGAAGTTTGCTGCGCACGCGACGAGGTGCCTGCATAGCCTCCGAGCGCCGTTCCATAGGCTCGAGCGTTGCGCAGGATGTTCGTGCGGATGAGGTCTGCCATGCCGTTGATAAACGTCTGATCGTTCAGGAGTTTCGAGATAAGCGAGGCGAGGTCGAGGTCTATTTCGATTTCGATGTCATCGGTCATTACTTGATCGTCCCCTTGACCTTGTAAGTGTTTTTCTGGTTCGCCAGTTTGGTGATGCCGGTGTTGATGTTGCCAAGATGCGTGTTGCTTGTGGTGATTTTTTGATGCGTCGTGGCGGTGTTTGAAACGACATTGGTCAGGTTTGATGCCACTTGGCCTTCTGTGGCAGTAAGCCCGGACAGACTGATGTTCGGAAAGCCAACTGACGATGGCGCCTGTTGTGATTGAGGAATCTGCGAGAGCGTCGGCTGAGGCGTGAGTTGCTGAGCGTGTGTCTTGACATCGTTGGCGATTGAGTCCCACGTTGACATAAGACCCTTACTGAATCCTATAAGTGTGACGACTTTGTTCACGAAACCGATGACGCCTGCCGTAGGCGGCTCGACTGCCTTGTAAATGTCTTGAACCGACTTGATGATGCTCTTCGATTCTGCGCCGAGTGTGCCGGCAAAGCCTTGAATCTTTTTTCCGTCGAATGCGTTTGTGAAGTCATGTAAGTCCTTCACGCCTGTCGTTGAGAGCCAGCCGACGACCTGATTGGCAACTGGGAGAAGTGCGTTGCCAAGTTGCGTGGCGAGGTCTTGCGCTCCACTCTTCAGCGTTTCGAGTTGCGTGTGCAGGTTATTAGAAGCGTTTGCTGCGCCTTGCGTGACGTTGGCGTGATTCTGAATTGCTGTCGCTGCTGCGCTGTAGGCCGCCGGGCCTGCCTGAATCAGCGTGAGCATTTGTTGTGCAGCGCCAGCGCCGAACAATGTGGTCGCCGTTTGGATTTGCTGCTCTTGGTTCATGTTGGCGAACGCTGGTTGAAGTTGAGCGAGAACTTGCTGCATGCCGACGAACTTGCCTGACGCGTTGAAAGCGTTGACGCCGAGCTGCTCCATGAGCACGTTGTTCTTCGAGGAAGGGTCAAGCAGTTTGGTCATCGCTGACGAGACCGTTTGCAGCGCCCGACCTTGACCGACGCCGTGTTCAGTCATGTCGACCATGAGGTTGTCCAGGTCAGAAACGCTCGGAGTCACTTCGCCAAGTTTCATCTTCATTTTCGTGAACTGGCCCGAGAGACTGTCGACGCTGCTTCCGGTGAGACCCGAGGTGACGTAGAGAGCGTTCGTGACGCTCTGAGCTTGCGCGACTGGCATTTGGAAGGACTTCATTACGCTCGTCACGGATGACATCGCATCGGCTAGTGAAAGATGCTTCGCAGTCGCCAAGTCCATCGTCGCGGTCACGAAGCCCATCGCCTGATTGGTCGTGAGCGCCTTGCCGTTGAGAAGTTCCAACTGACCGGCGACGCCTGAGTAGGCCTGCGCTATCTGCGTCGATGAGAACTCAGTCGTAAACATGGTGCCTTGAAAGGCATCGCCAAGCGACTTGACCTGCTTAGCGCTGAGACCTGCCGAGTTCTGCACCTGCGTCATGGCGCTCTGGAAGTTCATCGCTGCGTCGATGGAGAGACCGGCAATTCCAACTGCCAGACCAGCGACTGCGCCACCTGCAAGTCCGAGACCGGCTGCGATGCCTGCGCCAGATTCAGCCGATGCGCCGTCGACCGCTTCCATTTTGCCGATGGCTTCGTCCATCTTTGCGTTGAACTCTTTAGTGTCGGCTATGAGTGTTGCGATTACTGGGGGCAAAAGGTCAGACACTGAATGCCTCCGTCATGTTGCGAATGTAGATTTTTCGGACTTTTGGCATGGCTTTCTCGAAGCCGGGGCCGAGGTAAGGGTAGCCGGGCTGATCGTAGTTTCTCTTTAGCGAGTCTTGTCCGGTAAATCCCAGTTCGACGCGACGACCGTAGACCATGTGCGGCCCGATTTCTGCCATGTAGCGACCGACGCTGATGTTCGTGATGTCGGCCTTGATTGAGCGAGCCAGTGCGCCGGATCGGATGTGAGGCTGCACGCCGCCGACGTGATTACCCTTGCGCACGATCTTCTCGCCTTTGAGTTTCTTTTCGCCAGACGCTAGGACTCGCTGACCGTCTGCGGACTCGACGACTGTGGTGAACTCACGACGAGCGGACTCAACGACCGCTTGGCTCATCTCGGTGATGGCTTTCTTGACGTAGGCGTTTGTCTTGGTCTTGATCTTGTCGATGGCGGTGTTGAACTCTTGGCGACCTTCGAGGATTATTGAGCCTGCCATTCGTGTTCCACCTCCAGCCGCAGGTTGTCGAGTCGTAGCATCCATTCCACCACACCGACCGGCTCTTCCATGTATGCCTCATGGGGCATCGGGATCAACTGACGATAGCGATACTCACGCCACCAATCAGCCAACTCCGGGTCTACGGGTTCGAGACCTCGACCTGTGAGATGAGCGCGGAGACGTTCGAGCCGTCGCTGGAGGCTAAAGGGTTGACCTTAGCGTCGACGCCTTCATCCTCCGATGTCATGCGAGCGGCCTCTGTCGCTGCAAGTGCGAGTGCTTCGTAGGTCTTGGCAGGTAGATCGCCGACCGTCTCCATCGTTGGCAGGTCGCCGAGTGTCCATTGCTTGACGAGTTCGACGATGCAGCGGTCTTGGTAGGCCTCGATGGATGTGCCGTTCTCATCCTTCTTGATCGTCGCCCACGTCTCGGGCTTGGTTTCGTCGAAGCCTGCCGCCGCTAGGTTGCCTGCCTCCACTAACGCCTCGCGAAGAGCCGCCCGGATGCGACGTGCTTGACGCTCGGTCAGTTCTTCGTAAGTGCGTAGCGTTGCTGACTCATTGCCTGGTAACGCGACGATCATGGGGTCTCCCTTCCCTGTTCAGGATTAGTAGGCGGTAGAAACTGCGTTCGTGGCGGTGATCTTGATAGGTGCGTAGCCGCCACCTGCTGCCGAAACTGCGTCGGTGGTGTTTGCTACTGCCATGAACTCGGTCTCGATTTCGACGTAGGCCTTGCCGCGTGTGCGCTTCGGGTTCTCGAACTGCACGCCGCTCATCTGGAAGGCGACCGTGTGCGTGCTGACTGGGTCGGTAAAGGTCAGGACGACTGCCTTCTGTCCGGCGGTCAGGCCGTAGCCGTTTGATGATCCGTTGTAGAGGATCGGGTCGTTTGACTCGACGACGAACGTGAACTTGCCTTGCACGTTGAGCGGCCCAGCGAAGAGGCGGTAAGGAGTGTTGACGCCTTGCGAGGTGAAGATCGGAGCGGTGTTGCGCTTGATGTCGATGCTTCCGTCCACGACAACGCTGGTCGAGGTGCCACCGATGGTCATTGCCAAGTCCCAACCGGGAACGAAGACCTCAGTCGATGGCGTGTTCGTCGGAGCGGTGATGACCGTGAAAGGCTGACCGACTAATTTTGCGCTGTATTCGGCTGCGGCTTCCGCACCGAAGGTCACTGAAAGCGTGTCGAGCTGCGCGTCGAGAATCTGGAATGGGTTCGCGCCGTCGAAGTCCTGAACCGTCAACGCTGGTGGCTGTGATCCAGACGCTGAGTTGTTGTAAGTGCTGATCGTGTGTGCGTACGGGCCTGAGCCGGTGATGGCCTCGTAGCCCAGTGCGGCCTTTGCGACTAATGGGAAGGTGTCAGCGAAAAGGTAGGACTTGAACTCGTAGTCGTCTGAACGCACGCTAAGGATTTCGCCGTAGTTGTCGACCGGCGAGCCACGATAGGCCTCGTCTCGGAGCCACTTCTGTTGAGGCGTGACCTGTGGGCCGGTGACTGGCACCCATTTCATGTTCGATGATGCAGTTCCGCGCGTGCCTTCGACTCCGAGACCGACGTAACTGTTTACGCTCATAAACGGCATTTTGAGTTCTCCTGCTTTCCGGGTGTCCTAGTTCTTACGCTGCCGGTGCTGGCGTTGTAGGGGCTTCTGGGGTCGTCTCAGGGGCTTCTGCTGGTGCTGCGACTGGGGTAGGAGCAGGAACCGGTGCCGCCTTTGCTGCGACTGGGACGAAAAGGTCGATCTGTGGGTCAGTGTCGAGTGTCACCACGTCGCCGGGGTTGCAGATAAGGGTCGAGCCGTCTTCGGCTGGCAACGTCGGGAAGACCAGCGTCTCCGAACCTGTGAAAGTGAACTGCGGCATCTTGACTCCTATGCGTCGACTATCTCGACAACCTTCGTCCTTACGGTAGCGTAGACCTGCGTCGCTTGGCCGCTAGCCCGAAGGGTTCGAGGGTAAAGTGCCTGCACCTCGATGTCGGTCGCTCCGGGGTAGCCACCTTCTCCCCACTGGAAGATGTAGCCGGTGCTCGCGTAGGGGCCGGTCGAGTTTGCCGAGGTTCCGGCTGTGCGATCTGCTCGGATGTATTCGACGAGCGCATCGAGGAAGGTGTCAGAGTCAGCGCCTGCATCCTCTGATTTGACCGCCATCGAGCGGATAAAGCAGTCGAGCACTACGTCGTATTCGACAACCTTGCGTCCGTTAGTCGGGCCTCCGAGTGCTGCTCGACGTTCCTCCTGACGTCCGATGTAAATAAAAATCACTGCGCCAGTCGAGTGTCCGGGATCTTGACCGTCGAAGAACTCGCCTTCTGGCGTGAACTTGGCAGGGTGCGGATAGACGTTGCCGAGGAATGGCAGGTTCGATTGCGCTGGTGAAAGGTACGAGGTGACGGCCTCGCGTATCGTGGCCCGGCTCATTGCTCAGCCCTGACGACGAGAAAGAGTCCGCCGAAGACGAGCGCAAGCCCGAGCCATGCTTCCCACGTCACGCACGTCCCCAGACTTGGATGAAGGCGTGCAGCAGCTCTTCCGCACGCATAAGGTCGTCGCCCGAGGTGTCACCCTTGCCAACGCTAACCGGCTCGCCGGTCTCAGCGATAACGAGACCTCCTTCCCCGCGCTGCTTGATCGCTGCGACGGTGAGGTGGATGACTGCCTGCTTGACCGATGCTGGAAGGGTCGAGACGTTGACGCCTGCGGAGTGAGCGTGGAGAACGCCAGAGACGAGAGGAATCGTCGTGCCGCCGGTGTAGGTCGAGGCGACTGTCACGTTCTCAGTCGTAGCGCCGTCCCAGATCGTGAAGTTCGAGCCTGCATAGAGTCCGAGTCCAGAAGGAACGGTGATCGAGGTGGCGCCGGTAGCGATGGAGGTCGAGAGAAACTGATTGAACCAGCCGTTCACGTAGGAGTACGTGACGAACTGTTGCTGATTCGTCTGCATGAAGCCACCGAAATCGAGCGGCCCATTCGAGGTCGTGGTGATCGGCCCAGTTGCCATGACGAACTGGCGATCCTCGATCCAGCAATTCTGAGATGAGACCGGAACGGATGTCTGACCGGCTGGCAGGGTTCCGACTGCGAAGGAGTCGACTTCGAGGATGGGGAAGAAGGCAGGGTGGATCACGTACATTCCCTGACGGTTCGGACGATAGCGACCTTGCTCGGTGTTCGAGGTGGCGCAAAGTGTTCCGAACGGCCCGAGGCAGTAGTTGTCGGCCTCAGCCGATGCCATTGCGATCAGTTCAGAGAGCGCCGCTTCCTGAGCTGCGTAGCCGCCGTCTGGGACGAGGTTCGTGATGTCGACCGTTGCGCCGATAGGTGAACGCTTGAACTCGGTCGTGGTGATGTAGGGCTGACGGTTCAGGTAGGAGAGGTTCTGTGGGTTTACTGATGAAGTCGTCATCGTTTCTCAGCCTTTAGTTTGGTGCCGCCGCAGCGTCCGCAGTGATCTTTGAAGAGAGCGATGAAGCCGCAGGACTGGCACTCGTAGCCTGTGCCGTTCATCTTGACGCCGACGACTGCGAAGTCCCCGGTCTTGCGCATGAGTTTCGCGACGTGGGGATTGTCGACGTGGAACGTGCCGTCCTTGTGTCGAGCAATGACAGAGTCGCCGATCCCGACCTCTTTAGCACCATCTTCCGGGCCAACTAGACGAGGCATGAATCGACGACTCCTATCGTTGCTTGATCTTTTGAGGGGTCAACCGGATGGAACTCATTCTGGGGAGACAACCGCGCGAAGGGCAGCGGGCGAGTCCCATCCGGTCGACGACTCTAGGTTATCCCTTACTGGATACCCGTGATGGCACCCGACCATGCTGGCGCACGGTGGAGCATCGTGCCGTATTGGTACGAGCTGATGTCGTATGACAATTGGATCGTCGGCCATTCGATGATCTGCATGTCGACAACGTTCGCAACCTGCGTAGTCTCGGCGACGCCACTGTCCGGGAAGGGCAGTTGCTTCGACCAGATTAGCGCAACACCGGCTGGCATGTAAGGGTGAGCGATTACATCGACCATGCGGCCTGTGTATTCGTTCGCAATAGCGGAGACGACCGAACCGATGGTCACGCCGTCAGAACCTGCTTCGAGGTTCAGGCGGTAGCCGGTTGGGTTGCCTTGCTGCTGGATGCTCTTAGCCAGTTCACGACGAATCGCACCTGTGGTCAGGATGACCTCTGGGTCAGCGATCACGCTGGAGTAAAGGCTGGCGAAGGCGTCTTGGAACTCTTTGCCCGGCTCCGTTGTGGAAAGGGTCGAGTTCAGACGGTTCACGTAGCCACTCTGAGTCGTGTCGGTGAAAACCGAGACCAAGCCGTCGTAGCCGTAGGCGTTAGCCGAGGCGTCAGACGAAGGAGCGGTGTACGAGCCCGAGCCGATAGCGGTAGCGGTGACGCTGCTGCTGGTCGACGTGAACTTGTTCGTCCAGGTGCCAGAGACCGTTCCGATGTAAACGTTGATCGCCAGTGCAGCCGCAGGCATGGAAGCCGGGGTGAAGGTGATCGCCGTGTTCGATCCGCCGGGGCTGGTGGAGGTGATGCTGGTAGGCACCGTCTCGCCGTTTCCGGTTGAGTAGGTCAACTGGTAGTAGTAGGTCGTGCCGGAGGTCAATGAACCGCCGGTCGTTCCTGCTGCGGTGACAGACGCAGGAGCAGCGAGAGCGCCCACGTAGCCGGTGCCGCTTGAACGCCCGTAGAGCAAGTTGCGCTCTTCGCCGAGCATGTGCGCCCAGACGAGCGAGGTGTGCGACAACTGACGGATGTCGGTGTATCCCTGACCTGCGTACTGTGCCTCGAAGTTGACAGAGTCGGAGACGCCTTGCTCCACGTAGGAGCGGATTTGACGGTCAGCCGCGTAACTGATTTTCGATGGACGCTGGAGAGTTACGTCGCCACCTGTTCCACCGAAGGCTGTAGCAGCCGAAGCGGATGAAAAGAAGGTGTTCTGGTTAGCAACGCCGCCAGTGTTCGAGTTCGACACGCCGAGGATGCGACGGTATTCCTTCGCCTGACCGATGCCACCAATACGGCTGATCGAGTTGCGGAGAATGAATGACCGAGGAACGAGCAGCGCAAGTGCTGGGTCGAGGTCGTAGGGGACCAGACCGTAGGTGCCAACCGAGCTCGAAAGAGGGTTGGTGAGAGTCCAGTCCTTTTGGATGTCTTGGAGACGAGCAAGCGTGTTCTCAACGTCAGCGATCTGGTCAGGAGACATGGCCTTGTTGACCAATTCTGAGCGAAGACCGTCGATCTTTGATTCGACGCTTGCGGTCTTGATGATTCCCTGTTTCGCAACGAAGCGAGTTTCGCCGCGAGACGAGGCAAAGAGGGCGCGGGCGTGGCAGTCAGCAAGAGCAGACTTGTACGCCTCGAACCGCTCGACGCGCTGATCGGCAGGAAGTCCGCCGAACATCTCGTCAATGCGTGGGGCTGCGATAGCCATGATTGAGTCCTTTAGGGGTTAGGCGCCGAGGAGTTCGGCGGCAGATTTGTCCAACTTGGCAGCCTTAGCCATGTATGAGGCTTTCAGCTCTGGGTCGGTGATTGGGCCTGCGATGTGACGAAGGTGTCGAGCCTCCGACTGCATCCTCTCTGCGTCGAGCGCCTTTGAGGATTGCGCCTGCGTCCGGGCCAGTGCAGGGCCTCCCGGTGCAGCCATTTCCTTGACTCGCTCCAGTTCAGCCTTCAGGAAGTCAACTTCCTCTCGCTGAGCCGCCTTAGCGATCTCGGTTACGGTCTCTTCGAGGTTCAGAGCCTTGACTATCTCTGAACGCAATGCTGTCACGTCGGCTTCATCGCCAGACGCAGCAGCCTTGATTATGTCGGCGTCAACGCCGAGAGCAACGTATGCCATTTGGTCATCATCCTTTGAGTCGTCCATGTCCCATGAGGTAAATGGAGCGGTCGTCTGATTTTCGCTTGCTTCGTCAACCCACCAATCGAGGAAGATTTTGAGACTGACGAGCAGGTCAGAAACGTCGCAGATTTCGTCGGACTTGCCGGCAAGCATTTCGTCAAGTTCGGCCTTGATAAGAGCGATCATCGCAGAACGGACGGCGATGAGGTCGGCTGGGTCGTGCTCCATCTCCGAGCCATCGTCCATGACTGCGCCGTCTTTGGTGAGGTCAGCGTCGACGCCTTTCCAGTTCTCTGGAATCAGGTCTTCGCGACCTAGTGCAGCGGCGCGGGTCTTGATGTGGGCCTTTGCAGCCGCTGGGTCTTTGGCTCGACCGATGGACTGGATGGCGTTCTTCAGGTCTTGGACGGTCTTGATTGGGAAGCCGCCGCCGGGCATTGCTTGTCCTTTTGCCTCGGCCTCATCACGTTCGGCCTGTGAGAACTCACGCTTCTCCACCTCAGCCTCTGCATCCTTCGCAGCCTGCTGGTCGTCGTCGTTCTGAGCAACTGAGTCTTCGACCGGAGCCTCTTGAACTCGGCCTGAACCGCCGCAGTTCACGCAAGTAGCGCCGGTCTCGGGGTACTTGCCGAGTCCATCACACACGCTGCACGCATGGTCGGAAGGGTATTCGCCCGGCTCATTGTTTGGCGCAGGCTGGTACATGTCTTCGGGCTTCCATTCGGAGTTCTCAGTCACGTCTTCGACGACTTCAATGGTCTGGGCTTGTGGCTCTGCATATTCGGGAGTCACGTCTTTCGTGATGTCAGCGTCCACGTCGACGATCTGAGTCTCGACTGCCGTCCAGTCTGAGCCGACTGCCTTTGCGATGGTGGCGGTAGCGGTCGGGTTGCAAGGACGGTCAACGTAGGAGACCTCAACAATGGTGCCGCTCACGATGCGTCCGCCGCGTGCTGCGGCATCCTTGACGACTTTCGCGTTCTTGATGCCGACCGAGTATCCCTTTAGCACGCCTGCTTCGATCTTGCGCTTTGTGTTCTCGTCGATGACCTGAGACTTCAGGAACCAGTCGTCGCCTTTGGCTTCGAGGTCGAGTCCGACGCCAGCGGCGATCGGCTGGTGCATCTCGCGCAGGTTGCCGAACTTCATCCATTCGGGCATCGCAGTCCTGAGCCAGTTCGGGTCGCAGATTTGCTCGTCAAGGTCGATGTCAGGGCCGGTGGCCTTGCCATAGACGATGAGGTCGCCGTCTTCAGTGTTGGTCTTGACGATGTCGCCGACGTAGGCGTAGGTCACGTTGTCCATGAGTAGTTGGGCCTCCTAGAGAAACTGAGATAACCGTAGCCTCGTCGACTTAGTTCGTGGCGCTAGGTCGCTGTGACTTAGTCTTCCTCGTTGTCATCGCTCAGTGCAGCCTCGCCAGAACCGACTATTGAGCAACGGCACCACGGATGTGCTGGTGGCATGTCGTCGTCGAATGAGAAGTCCTGACCGTCGTTGTCAGCACACTCGTCGCAGGCGCCGTCGTAGGCGAGCCACGTCCACTGGGAGAAGCCCATCGCATCCAACTGCTCAGCCTGAGCGGTCGTCTGTGCTCGGTTGACCTCTGTGGTAGCGATCATGTCCGCTCTTGACGGATCGTCGAGGAAGTCTTGCAACGCTGAGGCGATGGTGTCGACTGATGCACCAGAAGCAAGACCGTCTGCGATGGCGTTCCCCATGCGAAGCAAGGTCGTGTCCGTTACGTCCTTGACGGTCTGATCTGCGGCGTCGAGTAAGTCTTTGAGTCCGCCGTCTGCCATCGTCAACGCTGCTTCTGGATCGCCAGGCTTCCAGTCGTCCCAGTTGATGTTCGTCGCCATATTTGCGAGAGCGTTGATGTTGACGATGCCGTCGCTGCTATCGCCTGCGGCCTTGATGCCTGAGAGGTAGGCGTCAGCGTAGATAGAACGGAAGACTCCCAAGACCGGCATTGGGTTGTACGTGATGTTCACGCCGGGGATCGGCGCCTTCACTTTGTTCTGAGCGTCGTGGATCGCAGCGATCAAGTGTTCACGGGTCACGCCTGCGGCAAGAGCCTGAGCAATCTTCGGGCCGTAGTGCTTGACTAGCTTGTCGAAGCGTGCGGCTCCCGGTAACTCATGGACTTTCCGGCTAAAGGGCGGCGGCTCGCTTTGATAACGTTCACTCGGGCCTGTTCGTTCAGAACCTCGGCTACGTCAGGGGTCACGGTCTTGAAGTCAAAGTCTCGGCTCCATGATCCGGCTTTCGTGCGCTTGGCTACGTATGCTCGGAAGGCTTTCATCTCGG